CTTTTACCATAGGTCATTATGCTCAGGCGCACTTCAAATTTTTCCCTTCGGCAACCATAACGGTTCCTCCGGGGGTGTTCAAACTACAAGTTGTTACAGAGTGTGATGAACTAATCACAATGCAGGCTACCTAGGATCTCTTGCCTTTCCATATCCTCCTGTCGACGACCGTACTGGTCACAGCTGGGGCTTAGGAGAAGGGGAAGAGAGTCCGTGAGTAGCCAATCTTTCTCAAGGCGTGGCCTCCCCAAAGGGGACCAGCCGAGCGAGAAGAGCAGGCTCAAAAGGAGATCTTAATAAAGAATTAAGACGTCCCCATAACTTTGCCAGCAATAGAGGATTCCGAAGAAGGACTTTATCATCGTCCGACGGTCGGAGTTCCCCCGTTGCGGGATCAGGTATCCGGATTAGAGCCAACGAGTCCTCAATACGACAGAAGTGAAGGTGGACATCCTCTAGGATTAGAGCAATGTCCGTCCACTTTAACTGAAGATTGATCGCTCAATGGTACAGATCCGTTAGCTCCTGTTCGATGGCAACCAACTCGGCATGATCCTTCTGGATCTTGTCGAAGTAAATCACCATAGAAACCATGCTTTTAGTTCTATCTGATAGTTCTTCTTGCATTAAAGTAGGCATGACAACGTTGAACATAGACTTTTCATTATCTAAGTCCAGACCTTGCGATCCTTTGAAGAACCCTCCATCTGGGAGATGACCCATAGCCTTAGCAAACACATTTCACTGCGCCTGCTTTGCCTCTAGGGAGTCCCCAAGACGGTTCTGCTGAAAGGCAACGTAGCCCCATAGCACTGATAATCAGTTCGCCTTATCCGTGGCACGACCATCCGCATAGCGGGAAAGTCATGTGATAAGGGAATGTTCACCAGGCACGGGCGCCATTACCATCAAGAGAAGATTCTTCACCTTCCTTGGAAGCTTATTTAAAGGCTTCGAAAGGAGGGCTTTAACGCGGAAGCCGAACCCTTGTATCTCTAGCAAATCGACAACAGGGAGCCCATACCGGGCTCGAAATTGAACGAGAGCTGAGACACTTCCCCGGGCTGCAAAAAGCTCCTTGAAAGGAACGGGGGATGCATCGATCGAGGCAACAAAGAAACGCTTAGCAAACTCCAATCCCCCAGTATGGGAGATTAGGGACTTCGCCAAGCCGATCCCGACACCAAGTTCGGACATAAGGGTAACGTACTCCCGTGCTACGCGCCCGTCAGCGATGACAATGTCATCACCTAAGACGGCGTAGTGCTCGAATCACGAGAAAGAGAACAACATCTTACCAGGCAGTTGGTAGTCACGGCCTCACTTCAGTTTACCTGAAGCGACGCGCATGGCAGCCCACTGCACAATAAAATGATGTGTCAATGCCAGCATCGCCCATGAGGACAATGCTCCCATCGGTTGTCCAACCGCATACCGGACAGAACCAGACCCGCTCACATGTTTATATGAGTACGATCGGTCTACCAGTAGGCTAGCTCAGGCATCCGCCAGTGACCCCAAATAGGGCCGCAGCAGCGACGTCTGGAGCTTAATAGGAAGCCGATCAGTTGCGCTAGACAAGTCATAGCACCAGAAAGAGCGATGCCCTTTCTGCTGTAGACGAGTCACAGGGGACAACTGATCGAAAGTCCCATCTTGGTCAATCGAGCGGAGATAGTCGAATAGCACATCATGAAGCGGCTTTAAAAGCCAGTTCGTGAAGGCGTCGACCATTGCAAAGACTCGAACCTTTCCGGCTGCCTCTTGCTTAAATCCTAATCTCCCTAGATCCGCCTCCTTTCAGGAGATCGGCTCTTCGGACATCATAAAGATATATTCAAGAAGTAGGTCATTAGCTGTCTCCTGGCACCATCTTTCGATAATGTCAAAAGACGAGTTAAATCAGGCATGAGCTGCACGAACCAGACCGAACACGGAGGTGGACATTTGTGTCTCTCCAGTCGCGTCAGAGGTCGCGGACGTCTTACCTATTAGGAAAGGTTTGAAGATCATCTTCTCCAAGGATCAGTTGGCCCACGGCCGGACCGCCCAAAACAACCCGATTGCTCGGGTCACCTCAGGCTCCAACCGTGACCAATCTGCACCAGGCAAGGTAATACTTGAAAGCTTAGGGAGGCCCCGAAACTCTAGAATCCGATAAACGGAAAAGAGTGTCAGAGCCCACCGGATAGCCCGAGTATCGCCAGCCCGTATTCGTTCCCGCAATAACGCAGGGACGATCCTTGGTATCCCACTTTTCGTACGTGAAACAGCAACACCCAGAGACTGGGTGGAAGGAATTTTCATTCCCACAGAAGCCTGCATCAGCAGAACGTTGCACGCCTTCAGGTAAGACACCAGAAAGCGTATGTTGTTCGTCGATGCCAGGTGCTGGCAGTTTCTCACGAAATAGTAGTTAACTCGGCACGCGCTAGTAGTTCTACGACCAAGCACAACCGAAGTGACTCGAAAGAATCACTCCAGCTGTGCCCGCTTACCTTTTACGGTAAGCAAGCCATTAATAGCCTTTGCTAAATACTTAGCCATGGGTAACGAATTACCCTTGGACTTTTTTGAATGTTTAACGTTCATCATAATTAAAAATTGTGAGGCGTTTCTAAAACGCCAAAAAGTAGGCATAGTGGTAGTCCGGATAGACCTCAGTCCCCCCCCTGGGGAGGCTGCCCTTTCACTTTCGATCGGACCTCCTTACCTGGAGGACTGACTCAACTGAATGAGGGTCATACCGCTGATCACTAGAGACCACAATATAAGTAACATATGCTATTAACCTTCGGTTTCCCAATGAGGCTGTTAGCCCCCTTGAGGCCGCAGGCTCCCTCTAAGGGTTAGTCTCGCGACTATGGAGGAACTATCGCTTTATCCAACGGGGTTGTCAGACCAGCAACTAGACCTCCTCTAGTAAGGCACAAAGGCAACCAACCAATTTCATCTTCCAACAAAATTTAATTAGCTACCCCCAATACCCCACTATTAGCATTACGCTTGGGCAGGACGAAAGTCACACGCACGGATAAAAGAATCCAATACTTGGGACGATCGCCTGTAAGGGCGGTTTTACCAAGGAGTAGCTTGCGCT